CTAAGGGCGCAGCGTTGGGCGCAGAAACCATGACGGGTGGTCAAACGTATGGCGCTGCCGCGTTGATGACCAACGAAGCACTGTCACAGAGATTTGCAGCGAGACAGGCTAGGGCGCAAGCAGCAGCCGATAAAAAAGCGTTTGAGCAGATGCAGACGCGGTTTGTGCCGATTGGCGACTTGTTGCCACAAAATCAGACTGGTGTTGCTGGTACGCCGATTCGCAATGTTGGACAACAAGGTGGCGCAAGAGGGCAAAACATTGTCAACAACCCGCTAGAACGGCGCATAGAACCAACGTTCGATTTTACAATCCCTGGCGGCTTGACTGATCTTGAGGTCTTGAACACGCCTCAGTACAAGCGCAAGAAATGAAGGGGAACTGTGAATGCAGCCAGAGATTGATCCCGTGAAGTACGGCCAGCTATGGGAAAAAGTACAGGGCTATGAGCGCCGTTTTGACGAAATGGAAAAGAAGATCGACAAGATGGAAACCAACCTGGAAAAACTTGTAGCCCTGGCCAATCAAGGCCGCGGTGGGTTTTGGGTTGGGATGTCTATCGTGTCGGCTGCATCTGCCGCTGCTGGCTACATCATGTCCTACTTTGGAAAACACTAATGCTGCAAGCCTTGATCCCTGCATTGGCCCCCATCTTGGGGAAGGTGGTTGGCAACCTGTTTCCCGATCCGACTGAGAAAGCCAAGGCCGAAGCCGAGGTGATGCGCCAGCTACTGGCGGCGCAGTCTGAGATTGAACAGGCGGCATCTAAGATCATCCAGACCGAAGCGGCATCTACTCACTGGCTGGCGGCTAACTGGCGACCCCTGACCATGATTACCTTTGTGGCCCTGATCGTGGCCAGGTGGTTTGGCTGGGCAGCGCCTAATCTGTCCGAAGCCGAGTACATCAAACTGTGGTCAATCGTGGAGTTTGGTCTAGGTGGATACGTTGTGGGTAGGTCTGTGGAAAAGATCGCCCCCAGCATTGCACAGGCGATTAAACGATGACCTTTGCCCTGTCTCAGCGTTCCCTAAACAACCTGGTTGGGGTTGATAAGCGCCTGGTGCAAGTGGTTCACCTGGCCATTGAACTGACCAAGGTGGACTTTGCTGTGATTGAAGGGGTGCGAACCCCACAGCGCCAGCGGGAACTGTTTGACAAGGGTGCAAGCCAAGTGCGTGAGGGTGGGACGCACGTCCAGGGCAGGGCTGTGGATTTGATGGCCTACATCGACGATAGGGCGTCTTGGGAACTGAACCTATACGACGACATTGCCGATGCCATGAAAGCCGCTGCAATCGAGTTTGATGTGCCTTTGCGGTGGGGTGCCGCCTGGACGGTCAAAGACATTCGCAAGTGGCAAGGCACGATGGCGTCTGCAATGAACGCCTACATTGACGAACGCAGAAAGCAAGGCCAGCGCCCGTTTATTGACGGCCCGCACTTTGAACTAGTCTGATCGCGTTCAGGTTGAAGTTTTCGGCTATGACTTCAGCATAGTCAAAATGACGGCCAAAACAATCCCTAAACGAAACGCATTCGTCTGACCAGCCTTCAACCTGGTTGTTGTAAATGTACGCCTTTCTGGGGACGGTGAGGGTTCCGCAGATGAAGTGCAAACCTTTAGGTGTGACACGCCAGAAACCGTCGGAGCGTTTGCTGTCGTCAGTGTGCCGCCGTGTTCAATCAGCCCCCACTTGGCCATCATGGTGTAGTTCTTGCCGCGTAGCATCCAGGCCGGTGCTATCGGTGGGACGTTGACCCAGCCGTCGTCATCACAAGGGGCGCGGGACAACCATAAAAGCGCAAGGGCGTGTGTCTCTGTGATCGAGAAGGGCGAAATCTTGCCCCACTTGTCACAACAGGGGCAGTGGCCCCCATCGCCTTCTATGGTTGCCCGCCATTCAGACTTGAGGTCATCCAGGTAGGCTTGACGGAAGATGTCTGTTTGCATCATGCGAACCAAAGATAAAACCCGTGAAGGATGCCGATTGGAAAGAAGATTGCGCCAGCCAGAAGGAAGCCCCACATCCCATCTACAAAGCAGGTGAAGACGTGGGTTAACCAAGCGAGGAAGCACAAAACGCCAATGATGTAACCCATGATGGCCCCTTAAAACGGAACGTCTTCCATGTCGTCAAACCCGCTACCATTCTGCTGGCTTGGTTGACGCTGTTGTTCGTCGCGTGGCTGGTTCATGTACGCCCAGCCATCCCAGCCGCCTTTTTTCAATGGGATCATGTCGATTTTTATCATTTCGCCATTTTTGGTGTCAATGACTGAACCGATTCTCTGGTAGCGGTTCTTTTCTTCGCCTTGTTTGTTGGTGTAGGTGCCGGTGATGACGGTGATTTCCTTGATGACTTTTGCCATTTCATTCCCCAATAATTTTCTTCAGTGCTGCAACCTTGGCGTCCACTTCAGCCAAGAACTTAACGACCTCTCCCTCCGTGACCGTTAGCCATTCGTCATCCCGATGTACACGGGTGACAAACAGTTGGGCCTTGGCGGGCATTCGCGGATCAAACACAACGTAGTCGCACCATGACCTGTCGGCGCAGCGCATCTGCCATTGCATTTGGGCGAAGTATTTGCCTTCTACCGGCGTGTCCGATAGCCAGCATTCCAGGGCAGTCTTGCTGTCAGGGCATTTGATCTCTACCATGCCATCATCCCCGACAAGGCCGTCAGGAGAGGCACCAGCCGCTTCAATTGATGGGTGAGGGATAAACCCCACTTCGTCCACCATAACGCCCCTGGAGGCCTCATAAGCGGCCCTGGCGAATGGTTCCTGGTCTATGCCCCATTGCATGGATGCGTTTGTGTAGGACTCAGCCTTGGAGCCGGTGACCCGCTCAAGAACAAGCTGGGTCATGTAGTTGCCGCGGTCAGCCCCGTAGCCTGTCTTTGTCTTGGCCAGGACTTTGTACAAGCTGCTGGCTGTGACTTTACCCAAGCGGGCTGAGAACCAATCGTCGGTGCGTTGTTCCATTTCAATCATTTCACCCCCAAAAGAATCAAGATTGCGTCAACCGTCTTTTTGTCATAGGTGCCGTGGCACTCCAGTTTTCTTGACGGTGTTTTTGAAATGTCGGTCACCTTAAAAGACAACAAAAATTTGCCGTTGGCTTTGGTTGGGTCTGGGTTGTCCATTCGGATATTTGTTGGTTTGTTCATTTGTTGCCTTTTAGTTTGAATGCGCCGGTTTCTTTCCATTCGCAGACTTTCTGGGGCTTGAGCATCATCACGAAGTTATCCAGATCTGGATCACCGCCAACGCTGAAGACTTCATAGCCGTAGTCGCCAAACTGGACAATTACTGGCGCGTCTGGATTGATGAAATCGTCCTTGTCGTGTTCTTCTGCTGCATCAAACCGTTCAATGGTCTGATACATGGCCCGAGCGATGTCACGCAAGGTTTGTCCTTTAAATTCAATCATCTTTGTAGTTCCTTGCTGCAAGCATTGCGTCGGCTATTGCGTAACATTCCCGTGCCAAACATTCTGCGGAAACGCCTGGGTCATGCGGTGACCCAATTTTGATTCGTTCTCCTTCCATCCTTTGTTCGTTTACATAGTCCAAGTACAGCGAGGGCAGCACCTTGGCCGCAAAGTAGTCGCGCAGGGTCATGCCGTCATTTTGCAAATTGTGCGCTGGCGTTGGAAACGCTGAACCGCCTGTGTTGGTGTTTTTCATGCTGCTTTCTCCTTCTTTGCTCGATCAATACGGGCTTTCTTGGCTGCGATGACTTTCAGTTGTAGCGACTGATTGCCCTGGCAAGCATCGTACGCATCTTTGTACGCTTTAGTCATTTCGTCGCTGCTGGCGCTGGCTTCAATAGCCGCCAGGTGGTCTGTGATATCTGGGGCTGGTGCAGTGCGGCGCGTTGCTGCGTTGCCGTCGTCGTCTTCAGGAGCAATGCCGCAAGCTGCCATCAAAGAGTAACGCCGAGCGTAGGTTAAGGCCGATCCGTAGCCCTGGGGGTCATGTTTGGCAGCAGGAACGTGCAGTTTGCCGCTGGTGATGACTTCGCCTGATTCGTGGATCAGCACGGTTTCGACGGTCACGCCGTCAGTGCTATCGCAGGTTTGCTGCATCAAAGCGATGCCGTTCTGATTTAAGGCATCAATCACTGCCTCAACACAGGCCGACAGGTCAGCGTAACGGCTGCGAAAGTGCGGGTTCGTGGAAGACTTAAGCGCAGGGCCGAAAGCCTTCTGTGCCTTAACGAATGCGGTAGCTATCTTGGTGCCGATCATTTTTTCTTGCTCCTGAGTTCTTCAAGTTGGTCAACGGTGTACTGGAGCAGGGCCGAAAGTTCACGAATCTTTGCAGTCAGTGCGCCTACCTGCCATGCAAGGCGGTCAGCAGCGTCTGCGTCAGCGTAATGGATGCCAGCGGTCTTCTCGATGCTGTTGATGATGTGTTCTGGGTTGATTTGCATTTCATACTCCTGTTGTCTTTGGACGGTTTCGTAGAACTGTTGGTGGCTCATCTTTTTTCCTTTCTGCGATTGGTTTCCAGCCGTACTTGCGCCATGTCTGCGTGATGTCTGTGGCGGCTGCTGGCGTGTACTTGAACTTGGGGTCTAGAAGCCGGTTCATGACGACCACCAAGCCACGAGAAGCCATGCAAGGCCCACACCTATGGCCAAGGCCAGAATGAAGCCCCAGGCGGCTTCTGCGCGTCTTGACAGGCGTTCTGTCTTATAGTGCTGTCTGTACTCTTTCATGATGTCTCCTTAGAACGGTGCGGGGTTGGTTTTCTCTTGCTCTTGCTGTTGTTTGCGTTTGTATTCGCGTACCTGGGCGGGTGTCCAAGGGACAGGCCCGCCAGGCGGCGGGAAAGGCCAGGTCATGCTGCTTCGAAATCAAAATGTTGGGGATAAAGACCAGCCAAAGCACGGCGGCTGGCAGTCCAAAATTCAGCGGCCTTAGCCAATTCACGGATGCGCTCAGAACCAACCCTGTAGGCTTTGCCTTGATAGGTTTTGGCTTTAGTCATTTTTTTGTTGAAGCAGTCTGCGCCGACAATTGAGCCATCGCCCAATTTGATGCAGTGCTTGAGAGTGCGGCCACAATGTTGGCAAATGCCTTCTTGTTCGTAACCGACGATTGTGAGAGTTGTCATGCTGCTTACTCCTAAAAGACCCCGTGCGATGTGCTAGGGCATGGGTGTACTGTAAGCCACCTTTACATCCTTGTCAACACCTACCATGTAAAGCCCCCTTACATTTGTCGGGTATCGGTAACCAGTAAAGACCGCTTACAATCAGGGGATGGACACGACAAAGGCTATTGAACTCGCAGGAACGGCTATGGCCCTGGCCAAGCTGCTGGGCATCACACGCCAGGCGATTTCGCAGTGGGGTGACCAGGTGCCCCAGGCTCGCGTGTGGCAGTTGAGGGCGCTTAGGCCGGAGTGGTTCAAGAACGGTTGACAAGGAATTTTTAGATCATGTATGATCCGTCTTGTCTAGAGTGGCATCTAGGCGAAGAACTGGTAGAAACCCCGCAGAGTCCTGTGTGGTCTTGTCGTACGGCAAGCGAGTCTTTTGACCAGTTCAATCGCCTTGCTGTTGCTCTCGCCAAGAGCCAAGACCACAGAGTGCTTTGCGGGGTTTTTGCTTTTGCAGACCGTACTCCGCACGAAGTAGGGGCCGCAAGTGGGGCTGCTCGGAAGGAAACCGCGACACGGTATGCCGTAAGGCTAGGGGGCAGTTCCCGAACAATCCGTGCGGCTGGTCGAATCATCAAGCCGAGGGGCATACGGTGAGAATCCGTAGCATGATGATCCCGCAAGGGGGTGGAACCTGTTCCTTCTTACTTCATTGGTGTGGGGTAGGGGGGTCTTTGGGTGGAATTTACTGAATTTGATTTATGAGACACGGCTAGGTTTGGATTGATCCCCAGACCGAAAAGCGCACCTCCCGCCTGCCGCTGTTTCTTTTCAGGAGGAGCAGGAGTTGTTATGAGAAAGTTTGAAGTACGCACAACCAAGCTGGTTGTCGCACCTAAAGGCGAGCAAGTCTTTTCCGAGATGGCCACCTGGGTGGAAATCAAAGACGATGCTGCTGGTGAATTCGTCATGGTGACGCAATCAGGCCGCACTGATGTTGGCCAAATAGCCATAGACACCGACGAATGGCCAGCACTGAGGGACGCCATTGACCGCATGATTGCTCAATGCAGGGGGAATCATGTTTGAATCAGGCTTTGACCAGTTCTGGGCAGCATGGCCCAAAAGCCCCAGAAAAGGCGCAAAAGCGGCCTGTCTTGCACGGTGGAAAAAGGGTCTGTACGAACACTGTGCTGACCAGATTCTCAAGCACGTTGAGTGGCAAAAAACCACCGACCAGTGGCTGAAGGACAACGGCGCGTTTGTGCCAGCACCCCTTGTCTACCTTAACCAGATGCGGTGGGACGGGGCCGAGATTCCAGAGCCTAAGCGGGTTGTGTCTATTGCCCAGCAGTTTGAGGAGCGCAACCGTAACGCGGTTCCGATGCCTGAACACATCCGTGAGCGCCTGGCGCAACTGAGGAAGGGCGTATGACAGTTCCTGTTATTGAAAAAAACATCCCGCTGCCCCTGAAATTTCCATTTGACCAGATGGAAGTGGGCGACAGTTTTGCCATACCGTCAGAAGTCAAACGTGCGACTGTAGCCGTGTATGCAAGGCGCTACGGTGACAAGCACAAAATGAAGTTTGTAACCCGCAAGATGCCTGACGGCACGATCAGATGCTGGAGGATTCAATGAACAGAGGCGACATCATCCGCATGGCGCAGGAGGCTGGGTTTAATCTGGAGAACGGCTTCTTGCTGCGCGTGACAGGCATTGATGAAGACCTTGAACGCTTCGCAGCCCTTGTCCGTGCTGACGAGCGCAACAAGGTGGCCTCATGGATGATGGCCCAGGGCTACGCCACCGGCCACGGCGACACGGTTGAAGACCTGCTGAAAGAGTTGGAGTGGCAAGTGCGTGAGTCCGAGCGCAACGCCTGTGCAGCCATCGCAAGGAAGTGGGACGTTGACCATCAAGGCTCAAACTACGGCGGGTGTATTGCAAATCTGATTGAAGCAAGGGGGCAAGCATGACAAGTGACGAGGGCCACCGGCTGCTGAACAGACTAAAAGAAGGGACAGCGTTTGAGTACCAACAAATCACAGCAGCCCTCATCGCTACCGGCGACTTGGACGGAGGAATGGCGCAGGGAATGCGAAGCACGGGAATGGATCAGCCGTTACAGGCAGAAACGCGGTTCTGCGGAAGCATGGTGGCAAGAAACCAAGGAAGCGATACGCAAGGCGCGTGGCCAGGCTGGTCTAGATATCTTGATTGCGGACATGAATCATGAGAAGGGCCGCAAAGGTTGATGCCAATCAGGAGCAGGTTGTTACGGCGCTACGAGCGGCTGGCGCTACGGTGCAGTCTCTGGCGGCTGTTGGCAAAGGCGTACCTGACTTGCTGGTGGGATTCCAAGGCAAGACACTTCTGATGGAAATAAAAAATGGCATCAAACCGCCGTCGGCCAGGGAATTGACTGAAGATCAATTGACCTGGCATGGCGCGTGGCGTGGCGGGCCGCTATCGGTTGTTGATGGGCCAGAAGCGGCACTAAGAGCATTGGGGGTACTGCGTGATTAATCCAGAACAGTCAGCCGAGCGAATCCGCAACATCGCAGCAGACTACGGCAAGGCCAAAGGCGACAGGGTGTACCTGGAAGAATTCAGGCGCAGCAAAAAGGCCATGCTGATGAAAGACTGTTTTTCATTGGGCATCGAGGCAGCAAACGCCCAGGAGCGTGAAGCACTGGCCGATCCTGAGTACCACAGCCTACTGAAAGGCTTGGCCGCGGCGGTGGAGAAGGAAGAAACCCTGAAGTGGGAACTGGAAGCTGCGAAGATGGAAGTGGAAATCTGGCGTACCCAGCAAGCAAACGAGCGAATGGTGTTAAGGTCACATGAATGAAATGCCCTGTATGCGGAACTTGGACGCTAATCAAAGACACCAGAAAGACGGCAGACAATCAAAAAAAACGTCGGTACGAATGCGCCAATGAACACCGATTCAACACCCTGGAAACAATCCTTCCCCAAAAGGAAGTACGTCAGAAGCGCAAAACTGCTGCGCCTAGTGGCAGGGCTTGATTGCCAGTTCTGCGGGTCAGGATCGTTCGTCCAGGCCGCGGACAGTAACTGGGGTGGTGGTAAGGGGCGCG